ATATCATTACCCTAAAGAAACTTTTTAAAATTATAATTAGGCAGCTTTCTCGCTGGAAAACCGTCTACATCGCTGAATACCCAAGAGCCATTTGATGCCAACATACCTCTAGCATCTCTTTCTCTAATCCAAAAACTACCTTCCGGTTGACCATGAACTTTCGGCCCACTATTCCATTTACCCCAACTATTTTGAACTAAGAATAATGTTTCTCTATAACGCTTTTTAGTGTCATCGCAAGCAATCCAAGCCATAGCATGACTCCAGCCGCTACCTCTTTTAGCGATACCGTTTGAGTCTCTGCGGCTTGAAAAACCATAACCAGAACACACAGATATGCCGTAACCATTGGCTAAAGCATCTCTAGCTTCTTCTATAGTTGTAATCATTGATATGGTTTTAACCTGATGCTTATTAGCTTCATCAATATAAATACTCTTAGGAATTCTATGTCTAGCACCAAGAGAAGAATTATATTTAGATAGGTCTACTGAACCATAATTTTTTCTTAAAAGAATCCCACCTTTCTGGTGGACATACTTGGCTGCACCCGAACAGGTCATACCCTGACCCTTGTGGCCTCTGGATTGATAGATTGCTTCGGTTGCACTACGATTAACGAATTCTTCTGACTCACCCTTTATGTCGATTTCTACTGCTCTTGTCACATCAATAGCGTTTCTAGTTGAGTGCGATACACAGTCTCCGGTTGTTTGCTTTTCTGCTGGGCCAAAACCCTTGTCGTATTTTAGCAAAGAAAGAAAGGGCAGAGAAAGTTTACCTTCCCCTGCACCAGAGAGTGTGTGTGCAGCAACGCCAAAGAGTGGAGTCTCTAATTTAGCGAGTAACTCTGCGGTCTCTTCTTGATCGCATATGCTACCCTCAAAACCATTGCGATACGCATTTAGCAAATCGCGTGGTGTATTAAAGTCCATCGCAAACTCCTAGTTAATCCTCTTTTGAAGCGTCTTTCATCCATTTAATTGCTGTGTCAAGACCCACAGCGATGATCGGCACGAACAAAGGGGTATACAACCCAATGTCGATAACCTCCAAATTCTCTGCAACAACAGTGAGTGCAGCAGCACCACCGACAAGTAAAGCGTTTTTAACGACCCCAGTAAGGTCTCCCCAATTAAGTTTAAATCTTTTTGAACCTTCGCCCATATTCATTCTCCTTTATAAAGATGAATTAAAAAACCTTCATGGACATCCGTATCAACTGTGTACGGGTATCCTACAAAATGTATAATTCGTCCATGTACCGAAACGGTTTCAATATCTATTTTACGACACATCTTTAGACAAGAGTTAAATTCTTTTAGGAAATCTTCTCTTCGATCATCGTCAATAACCGTTAGCCAATCGAATCCTTCTTTACAACTACCGTTGTCTTTGGTTAATTCTTGGAAGGATGCATTACACCAAGTCAATCTACCGTTCACATCAGTTTCAAATAGGGGTCTATCTGAATAATGGAGTGCAGCCTTTGATCTTTGGTCCAATACCTTCTGTCTAGTTTCTATTCTATCACAAGTTTTTTTCAATGAATTTACAGTATCTTTCAATGACTTTCCACTATTAGGTGTAACCTCTGCTCTAATAGTCTCGATGGAGACCTTTATTTCTTCGTGGTCTTTTAAAAAGACACCAGTTACTTTAAATATTCTCCACACAAATGCTAATATTGCTATTCCAGCCCCGACTAGCGTGGCTACTGCTCCTGCAAATTCAGGTGTAATCATTTCGATCTCCTAAAAAAAACCTAGCCCCCGCATTTGGGGGCTAAGTATAATGCTATCTAGGAAATCACCCTTCAGCGGCTTCTTTAGATTTGAAGTCGTCTTGAATTGGATTTGCAGAACCGTCTCTGTAGACAAACTCTCCGGGGATTCCGCGAGTCGTATTGGCAGCAGAATCGGCAGAGCTTGTTGAACCACCAGCAACCGCAGGGTTGATGTAATTTTTCAACGCACCACCACCAGTGATTGTTCTCGCTGGATTAAAGGTGGTAGAAGGAGCAGCGGCTACATCAAGATCAAGAGAACCATGATCGCGATATGTCTCAAGTTGAGCAACGTTATCACGAACCGGATCAGGACCAGCAGCACCACCAATCAGCGTGGTATTTGCAACGCCAGCAATTGTAGTGGTAACATTACCGCCTTTAAAAATCCATTCAGTTCCATCAGATTGATACCCAAGAACCGTAGTTCCAGCAGTACCAGACTGAGAAACACCACCTTGAGCTTTAATCACACCAGCCATATCGGTGGTAGCAGCACCATCTCCGTGATTAGCAATAACTTTTGAACCAAAGCTCTGGCCTTGATCGTCAGCGATGTCGGCCAAGCTAAGGTTCTTAGTCATGACACCAGCGGAATTTGAACCGCCACGAAGGACAGTTCCACCGTCTCGAACTTCTCCGAGGCCAACAGCTTCATCGCCAGCACCGGAAGGACGTACAGTAGGCATAGTAAATCTCCTAATAAAAATAATAAAAAATAATTAGATTCCTAAATTCCTAACTGTAGGTCCAAGTCCACACTATTATACACTTTTCTTGATCGCATTTTTTACTTTTTCAAGATTTTTTTTCAATCTTATTCTAATCGTTTCCCCACAAAGACCCCTATCTTCCGACATTTCTTTTATAGTCATATTTTTATAGTATTTATCGTAAATCAGTGAGGGATCTTCGCAAACTGAATCAATCAAATCTTTCATATCAGTTTGCTCAAAACAGTTTTTGGGGTCTGGAATACTGTAATATGACGAGTTACCAAGTTGATTCTTATTTTTATTAAATCTTCTTTGGTTCAAGCACTCTAATACCACCCCCTTGTGTACATAAGAGCTAAATTTAGTCTTGTGCCTTTTGTCATATTTCTTAGATGCTTTCCATATCGCATTTAGAACACAGTTTTTTATCTCGTCTTTAGATAGTGATCCAAAGAACGAAGATGCTGCTGAGTTTGCAATACCAAGCACATCTGAATCATTCAAATAATCTTCAATTTTCTTGCTCAATTTCTTTCTCCTGAAAGGTTGTTAAAGTGTCCTCAATGTTTTGCCTGACCTCTGAGAAGTCAAACATTCTACCTATACCAACAAAAAACCTGTATCGACTACATACTTTAAGAACTTCTACGCCCTCCATGCTCTCTAGAGTATCCAATACGTCTTTTGTAATATTAAAATTTGTATGCCCCAACCAGCAGTCAAAATTTGCTGATAGATTTATATGTTCCATCATTTTTGGATCTACTGGTATGACATACTGACCATAAGGGTCTTCCTGCTCGTTTTCTCTAAGTGAATTAAGGATTTCTTGCTCATCTTCTGAGAGATCATCCAAATCAATTTCTGAACTTTGTCCAGATAGACTTTGATACATTGCTTCAATAAGTGGTGACTGTAATTGATTTTGAATCATATCTTCATACTTTTGCCAGCCTATTTTTTTAGTGTATTTCATATGTATCTCCTAAAGCAAGTCTGTTGGTTTTATTATTGGTTTGTCCTTATTGCTTTCTTCGTTAAACTCCAGTGTATCTTTACCGCGTGATAAAATAGTTTGTCTTAGTAAAAGTTGTGTCATAAATGACGTAAACTCTGTTGATTTACCATCTTGTTCAAAAGCTGCTCTGAGTATTTCCAGAGTTTGAGCATCAAACGCATCTGTACCAATTGAGGCAACTAAAAGTGATAATTTAGATAAGGTCTCATTTGAATAGTCCTCTATCTGAACATCAATATAGAATTCTCCGCTTTGATCTACACTATACGATACTGATGCAAAATTTGTTCTCTCATCGGACATGTTACCCCCTTAAAGTTTGAAGTATCTTGTCAGCAGTATTGTCCCAGCTAAACTTCTGTGCAGTTTCAATTCCTGATTGGTTCAGTGTACCCTTTTTGTCTAGAATAAATCGCATCATCTTCATATACAAATCAAACTCTACGTGAGCATCAATCTTTGCCCAATTACCCTGATTAAAGAACCATTTACCATCAAATGCTGGTTCTACATCTTTTATCTCCACAAGGCCGCAGTTTTCTTGGTTGCAAAATTCAGTGTGGGCAGAATAATTTGTAGCTACGACATGTTTTCCAGCAGACATCATTTCTAAAAGTTCGAGATTCCAGCCCTCTCCACGAGAAGGGAATACACCACAATCTACTTGGGACATAATATTATACACTTCTGCCTGTGTCTCAGCCCTTGGAATAATACGTACTTTTGGATGGTTGTATAGTTGATGCCAGCGGGCGTTTTCTTCGCTAGAGTTAAAAGGATTACTGCACATCATCCACAATTCTGCATTTTCTCCGTGTTCAAGTACCTTTTTGAGGGCTTTAATTAGAA